CGTCATCGTTCGGATGCAGTCGGTACCCAAAAACGCTACCGTCTTCCTCAAGGGCTAGACCGATGCAGCGCTGCCCCGGATGACTGTCCCGCTGATACGGCGTCTGGCCAGCGAACCAAGGCCCCGGAGTAAATTTCGTGGTGGTGGACATGGCTCAGGCCTCCCGCGCCATGATTTCGTCGCGAGCCACCTGCCAGCAGTGGGCGGTGAAAGCGTCCTGACTTACCACTCGATCATTCGCCACAGCAGCAACCGGCGCGGTGCGCTTGCAACGGCCGATCCACGCCATGAAGTCGGCGCGGTTCACGGTGGTGTTGAAGTTCTCAAAGTCGGTGCGCCCGTGAGAAGCCATGAAGGCTGCAAAGCGGGGCTGAATACTGTTCTGAAGCACTGACGTTCTCCTCGTTCCGGTTAACCGGTGTGAGGAGATCATTAGCATGATTGCTACATCGTGCAAATGCTAAAATTAGCAATGATGCAAAATTTCTTCGAGGCCGAAGGCTTTCAAGCGGCAAATGCGTGAGACCGCAGGGATCGCGCGCACGAAAAAGCCCCGCCGAAGCGAGGCTCATTCTGCCCTTGGAAGGGTCTTAGTTGCGGATCACGATCATGCCACGATCTCCCGCCACGGAATGACGCGATCCGTCCGCAGCACTATGTCAGCTGGGATGCGGAATATTTCCGCCGGGTTGAACTGCTGCAACTCGATATACTGAGCCGTTCGACGGACCAGGCGCTTCACAAGCACGCCAGTTGCCGAGTGCCCGTCGTCCTCATTCATATCGCGGATGTAGACCACCACATCATCGCCAATGCGCGGCGGCTTGGCGCGGCGGCTGTCCGTCACATAAATGGTGTCGCCGTCCTCGAACCTCGGATCCATGGACGACCCCTGCACATAAAGCGCGTAGGCGTAGTCCTTGCCATGGAGGATTGCGGGCCGCTGGATATGGTCGATCACGTTGCCGGTATTGAGCATTATCTGCTCTATAGCATGGCCGTCGAAATCCCGGGGCGCACCTAGCGAAGTTCCGAACACGGGTAGATCGCGCGGAAGCTGGATGTCCGGCGCTCCTTCGAGAGCCTTAACAATGCCATTGCTGGGCGGCACGACTTCGACGGGCTGCAGCCACCCGGGGAACTCGGGCCAGCGCTCCCGCAGCTTTTCAAGCGTGGGCTGGCTGAGGCGCGTGGCCGCCTTCCCATTGAACGGCCGCGTGATCGTAGTGACGGCCGCTCCAATCTCCCGGGCAAGCGCGCTGGGCTTCAACTGAGCATAATCCGCCAGATCGTGCAGCAGCTTCGTATCGGCTTCTAGTCCATCCATGCGGCCGCTTTTAGCATCATCGCTAATAGCATCGTATTTGCAAGAATGCTGTTTACATGTAGCATGATTGCTAATATGGTGCGGCATATGGACCAGCAGACAATCATCGCCGCCATGGAAGCCCGGGCCCGTAAACTCGGCTTGTCCATGTCCGAACTCTGCCGTCGAGCCAATGTTCATCCGACGACATTCTCGCGGTGGAAGCTCACAAAGAAGAACCCGGAACCAATCGGAGCGTCGATCAAGACCCTCTCTGCTTTGGAAAACGTCCTCAAGGCTGCTGAAGCTCCGAAGGCGCGCCGGGAGCGTGCAGCATGACTAGCGCCAAGCATCGCGTCACCTCTGACAACGAGAAGTCCTATCGGGTCTACTTCGCAGGTGCGCTCGACAAGATCAAAATAGGCTGCTCGGTTCGCCCGGTGGCGCGGATCGCTGCGGTTGGAGAGTGGATACCTTACCCGGTAACCATTCTCGCAACGATGCCGGGGACGTTCGCTCTTGAAGCGGCACTCCACCGTATGTTCGCTGAGGAATGGTCGCACGGTGAGTGGTTTCATGCCTCCGCACGTCTCCTGTCTTTTGTGGAAGATGTAAAAGCCGGACGTCCAGTCGAAATCATCCATCGCGAGCTTTCCGCCGATCAGAACGCCCGACGCAAGGCAATCGCTGAGAAGAAACGCCTCGCCCGTTTTCGGCATGATCTCCCCGAGGAAATCCAGGCTGAACTTAGGGCGGTCCCCAAGGGCGCCGCGATACCTGAACCACTCCTTCAGAAGGCTTGGGATCATATCCGCAGCCCCCGCACGGGAGCAGCAGCAGCATGACCGCCACCATCCTCTGGGCCTTCGCTGGCTTCCTCGTGTGGTTCGCTGTCGCTGTCACCTTCGGCATCATCCTTGGCAAAGGCATCGCTGCCGGTCGCTCGCACGGGGAGGGGTGAGGGATGATCCCGCCCCTGCCTTATCAGGTAGCGACTGCTCTCTGCGCGGTTTGTCGCAAGGCTACCTGCCAGCACTCCGATTTGGAGTTCGCTGGGCTGATCCCTTTCCCCACCAGCCCTTCGCTGGTCGCACCGGCCGGTGACTGCCCCACCGTCAACACCGGCCACCCCCGCAACGACCACGCAACCCCCTGCGTGGTGCCGGAGCCGCATCGCACCCCCCGCATCAGCGGCTCCGGCTTTCGTATTTCCCCCGTCTTCCATGACGGGCTTTGTAGCTAACCGAGGCAACAAGATCATGCGTGACAGCACCACGATCGTACGCGAACGACAGTCGGCAATCCGCCGAGAATTGGACCGTCGCGGCATCCTCCTGAAGACCGTTGCCATGGACGCGGGCATGTCCCTGTCCACGGTGCAGTCGTATTTCCCGTCCGCTGGCAGCCGTGAACCCGCAATCATCCCGGCGAGCGCGTTGTTCTGCCTGTTCGACGCCATCCCTGACGACCTGCTCTCGATACTCCTGCCCTCGGGCCGGATGATCGTCCGTGTTCCGGAAGAACTGGATCATGACGAGCTGGAAGCAGCTTGTCGGGAATACCTCGCCGCAAAGGGCCGGGCTCACCATCCCGAGAGTCCTGGCAAACGCGAAATCGCGGACTGCGAAAACCATGAACTCACGAAAAAGGCCGTGCGCCTTGTGGCGGTGGCGGCATGAAGAAGCGCACCTGCTCAGTCTGCGGCGTAGATGTGCGCAACGACAACGTCACCGGGCTCTGCCGCAAGCACGCCAGCGAGGCTCGCATTGGCAAGAGCCTCGCTTCTCTGTCGCTAGACGATATTGCCACGCGTCGGGTCTCTCGCGACCCATGCACCTATTGCGGCACGCGCGGCGATATCGGCTGCAAGCACCGGAGGGCCGCAGCGTGAGCGCCGCCCGTCCCATGACCAGGGCCGAGGAAAACCGCCTCTATCGCCTGCCCAAAATGCTGGATCTCGCCCGCCGCAAGGTCGCCGCTCTCGAAAACGAAGCACGGCGCCATGGCCGCTTTGATCTGCTGCCGAACGAATTGAACTGATTTCCAAGGAGACGAGACATGAACGCAGTTTCCGCAATCGTCCCGGCCAACTGGTATCGCCAGTACGAGGCCGAACGCGAAGCAAACCGCAAGCTCTATAGCTGGCTCGACCGCAGCCTTACCCTGCTTGAAGTCGAGTGCAGCCGCCGTGAACTGCGCGGTGAAGATGTCGCCCATGTGCGCGCCTTTGTCGCGAACGCCCGCAAGGAAGCGTTGTCGTGAACGCGCAGGTCCAGCTCGCGGAGCTTCGCCGTATATCCGAAACCCTTGCACCCCTTTGCGACGGTGACGAGCAGTTGCTCGCTGACATGCTTGAGGGCGAAACCAACATCGATCGTATGCTGGCTCGCCTCTGGGAGCAGATCGCTCGCGATACCGAGACGCTGACCGGCATCCAGCAACGTAAGGCTGCATTGGCAGAGCGTCAGGGTCGCATCGAACGCCGCGTCGAGAACTTCAAGCGCGCTATCGGCGATGTGCTGGCCGCTGGCGGCGTGAAGAAGTTCGAGCTTCCGGAAGTCACTCTGTCGGTTCGCCCCGGCAAAGCGAAGCTGGTCATTGCCGACAAGGACGCGGTGCCCACTGAGTACCAGCGCGCGACGTACGCGCCCGACAAGACAGCAATCAATGAGGTTTTCGAGGGCGCTGAGACCCTCCCGAACTGGCTGACCCGCGAACCGGCCAAGCCCGTCGTTTCAGCGAGGACAAAGTGATGAGCAAAACCGAACTGTGGGACGCTCTCGGCAAAACGGATCCCGCCCATACCAAAAAGTTCTCACGATCTGGCGGCTTCAAGGGCACCGCCACCAAGCCAATCTGGGTTTATCGCCGCCTGACCGAAGAGTTCGGCCCGGTTGGTACGGGTTGGGGGCATCAGAAGCCAGATTACCAGGTCGTCCCCGGAGCAGACGGCGAGGTGCTTGTCTACTGCACCGTCGAATGCTGGCACGGCGACCGCGCCAACAGCTTCTTCGGTGTCGGCGGCGATAAGGTTGTGGCGAAGAACAAGAACGGCCTGTTCAGCGATGACGAGGCGTTCAAGAAAGCTTTCACCGACGCTGTGATGAACGCCTTCAAGAGCCTCGGCGTTGCGGCTGACGTTCACATGGGCTTGTTCGATGACGACAAGTACGTCGCCGCTGTCGAGCGCGAGTTCAACGCTCCCTCAGTGATCTCCGATGAGCAGCGCACTGAGCTCATGCAGCTTCTCGATCACCTGAACGTACCGGTGGCCGAAGTGCTCGCCGTGGGCCGGATCAAGGATCTGCGCGAGCTCGCCGCAGCCCGGTTCGAGGGCGTGAAAACCTGGATCAACAATCGCGCGCTCGAAATGCGCGAACAGCCGAAAGCAGCAGCATGAAACAGATCACCATCGCCGGAAACACCGGCAGGGACGCCGAGTACAAGCAGGCTCGCGACGGGAGCGAGATGTGCTCCTTCACCGTCGCTGTCGAGGATGGCTGGGGGCAGGACAAGGGCACCCTCTGGTTCGACGTGACCCGCTGGGGGAAGGGCGCTCAGGGCCTCGCAAAAGCGCTGGGCAAGGGCTCGAAGGTCGCTGTCACGGGGGATCTCACCACCCGCGAGCACAACGGCAAGACGTACCTTCAGATCCGCGCCGACAAGGTGTCGATCATGTCCACGCCGAACACCGGCCAACGCCGTGATCCGGATGGCTCTCGCGGCGCCCCTGAGCCGGTCGGCAGCAACGGCGGCTTCGGGGAAGACCTCGACGACGATATCCCGTTCGCTACTGATCGGAGCATCTGGTGATGCTGGGCCGCGTCCTACGGCTCCTGAGCCCGCGCCGGGAGGAAAACCCCGGGCGCGCTCTGGCACAGATCAAGGCCAAGAACGATCGTGCTCGCATCCGCGCAAAGGCCGATGAAATGCGCGCATCTATGGGCCTGCCGAAAGCGGAGTGGCCAGCGCTGTGAGGGTGAACGTTTCGCCTCGCCGCAAGAACTCGCCGCGCCCAGCATGGAAGGTCGCGGAGTCATACAAGCAATGGCTCCGTGGGCGCCCCTGCGCCGCCGATGGCTACGGTCTCTGCACGGGCCGGATGGAAGCCGCGCACGTCGATCATGCTGGTGACAAGGGCATAGGTACGAAGGTGGCGGATCGCCACTGCCTGCCCCTGTGCTCTGGCCATCATCAGCGGCAGCATTCCCGAGGGTGGAAGACGTTCGAGGCCGAGTGCCTGGGCGGCAAGTCCGCTGTCGCGATTGCTGCCGCCTACTGGTCCGCTTGGCCGGGCCGTGTCGCTTGGGAGAGAGAGAATGGCTGAGAAGCGCTCTGTCAAACTCAGCACGGACGCAGCGCGGATGCGGGCTATCGGTCTGGTTCGCGCTGCACCTGCCGGATATGTCGTCACCATCGCCGAGGAGAGCCGTTCGCAGGAGCAGAACCGGCTCATGTGGCCCTTGATTGCTGACATTCAGGCTCAGGTTCCTGAGATGCGATCCTTCAGCGCAGACGATATCAAGCTTCGCTTTCTGCACGCCTTGGGCGCTGAACTCCGGTTCCTCGCTGAGCTTGAGGGCGCTGGCATGTTCCCCGTGGGCCAGCGGTCCTCCACCCTCACCAAAAGCCAGTTCACCGGGCTTATCGATCTCCTGTTTGCCTATGGTGAGCGCCACGGCGTCTCGTGGTCGCACCGCTCTCTCAACGTGAGGGAGGCCGCATGAAACGTATGCAGGCTCTTGGCCGCCTCAAGGTGGGCCAGCGCAACAAGACTGAGCAGGAATACGAGAACTTTCTCGTCCGTCGGCAGATGGCCGGAGAGATTGCCTGGTTCAAGTTCGAGGGGCTCAAGCTGCGCCTCGCGGACAACACGTTCTACACGCCCGACTTCGCCGTCATGCTCAGCAGCGGCGAGATCGAATGCCACGAAGTCAAAGGCTTCTGGACCGATGACGCGCGGGTGAAAATCAAGGTTGCCGCCGATCTCTACCCCTTCTGCTTCCGCGCCTTCCGTAAGCGCGCGCAGAGAGACGGCGGCGGCTTCTCTGAGGAGTGCTTCTCATGAAGATCCCCGTTTACTCCTTCGACGAACGCAAGGCTCGAGCCGCATGGGATGCCCATAGCGAGCTCATGCGGGCGATGATCCGCAACCCGAACCTGCGGGATAATCCCGTGTGGTCGATGCTGCGTCAGGATGCCTACGAGCACCTGTGCGAAGCCTTCGGGAGCATCCACGGATGAACCGCTGGTTTCGCTTCTACACTGACGCCATCCGCAATCCCAAGGTTGCTCGGCTGTCCGATAAGGACTTCCGGCTGTGGGTGGAACTGCTCAGCGTGGCATCCGAAAACGGCGGTTCGATCCCATGCCTCAGCGACCTTAAGCACCTTCTTAAGAGGCGCTTAGACCACCTATCAACGGGCGTTGATCGACTGATAAGCAGCGGTCTTATCGATGCCTTAGCTGATGGTTACGAGCCGCACAATTGGTCGAAGTTTCAATACAAATCAGACACTTCGACGGGCCGCGTCAAGAAGTTTCGCGGAAAACGAAACGTTTCTGAAACGCCCCCAGATACAGAAGCAGATACAGAACAGAATACGGTAGATAAATCTACCGAGGCTGCGCCTTCGTCCGACAAGGAATTCTGGGCCGCTTCGAAGTCATACCTCGGCAAGTCCAAGGCCGGGATGATCGGCAAGTGGGTCCGCGACTACGGCAAGGAACGGACAGCCAGCGCCATCACCAGCGCGCAGATCGAACGGGCGGTTGATCCGGTCCCCTACATCGAACGGGCACTGCGCAATTCGGCACAGGCGAAGCAAGCCGCTCTGAGGGTCCCGATATGACCTGGCGTCCAACACGAGCCGGGAAGCAGATCTGCCCCGAATGCTCGCACCAACGGCAGCACAAGAAAGATCGCTGCCTCTCCGTCTCCCAGACCGACGAGGGCTTCGTCTGGTTCTGCCACCACTGCAATTTCACCGGAGGAACCGGCAATGCACCGCAAGCACATGGAATGGTTCGAGCAGCGCGCAATCCCATCCGACATTGCCGAACAGATGGGCATCAACAGCGAGATGCGGGACGGGGAATTGTGGCTCTCGATCCCCTACTATCTCGACGGAAAGCTGGTGAACCGGAAGTACCGGCACGCGACCCGCAAAGAGCACTCGCAGGACAAGAACGGAAAGGCGTGCCTGTGGAACGCCGACGCTCTCTCGCTTGGGGGTGAGTTCGTAATCACCGAGGGCGAGTTTGACGCTCTCGCCGCGATGACCGCCGGTTACTCGCGGGTAGTATCGGTCCCCTGCGGAGCGCCAGCCAAGAGGGTAGAGGATCCATTCACCGCCACCCGCTACGAATTCATGTGGGAGAGCGAGGAAGCCCTCAAGAAGATCGATCGCTTCGTGCTGGCAACGGATGCCGATGCCCCGGGTCAGGCGCTTGCCCATGACCTCGCGGCGATCCTTGGCCCTGAGCGCTGCTGCTTCGTCCGGTATCCGGAAGGGTGCAAGGACCTGAACGATGTGCTGGTGAAGCTCGGGGCCTCGGCTGTCGTCCGCTGCATCGAGGAAGCGCAGCCGGTCCCGGTCGTCGGCCTCTACCGGATGAGCGACTTCACGGACCAGGCCGAACTGCCGAGCATGACCACGGGCATTGATTGCCTCGACGAGAACATGCGGATCGTCCTTGGCAGCTTCACCGTGTTCTCGGGCTACTCGAACATGGGCAAGTCCACGGTCCTCAACACGATCCTGGCAAGTGCCATCGCCCGTGGCGTGAACGTCTGCATCGCGTCGTTCGAGACGGCGCCGAAGCCGATCCTGCGCAACGAGCTCGCCCGCGCCCTCATTGGGTGCAGCTTCGAGGAATTCCCGACCCACAAGCTGCGCAAGGATGCCTACGAGACGCTTGAGCGCCAAGTGACCATCATCAGCAACTCGATGGATGATGACGCGGAGATCGACCTTGAGCAGTACCTTGAGCTGATCCGCATTGCCGTGATCCGCGACGGCGCAAAGATCGTGGTTCTCGATCCCTGGAATGAGCTTGAGCACAAGCGGGGCAGGGACGAAACGGAAACCGATTACATCGGGCGGGCCATCCGCACCCTCAAGCGCTTTGCCAAGCGGTACAACGTAGCGCTGTGGGTCGTGGCGCACCCAACCAAGCCGATGAAGCTGAAGGACGGGACGATCCCTGTCCCCAGCCTCTACGACATCAGCGGCTCTGCGAACTGGTCGAACAAGGCCGACTACGGGCTGATCTACCACCGCGCAGACAAGACGAAGAACGAGGGCACCCTTGCCGTGGTGAAGGTCCGGATGGGCTTCCCCGGTCAGTGCGGCGTCGTCGAAGTCATGCGGGATGAGCAGACGAGCCGGATCGTTGAATACGGCGTCGAGATCTACCGGAGCCCGGCATGACCGACCTCGTCACCACCTCTCCCCGTGCCTATCCCCCAACAGCGCACCCAAACATCCGGATAATAGCCGACATGCTCGGTACGCCTCGTAGGGAGATGCTCAATCGCTTTCGTGCTGGCGAATACGAGGGCGCCCACCCTGCCTACCTCACTGAGGCTGGCCTCACCCCCACCAATACGGAGACACGATGATGGCGACCCCCGCCCGCGACTACCTCGCCCCTATCGGCCATGGCGACTGCGCGCCCCTCATCAAGATCATCGAGAAGGTGAGGGCGGATGAACGAGAGCGGTGTGTGGGGCGCGCCACCCAGATCCTAAACTCTCACCCCCACGCACCACCATCACCGCACGAAATCATCTTCGCTATTCGGCATCCGGGAGAGGAAGCATGCTGACCATCACTTCCCACGCCATCAACCGCGCAATGGAGCGCCTACCAAACGTCCGGAGCGAGGGAGAGGCTATTGCCGCCCTCGATACCATCGCCGTCCGCCGCGCTGCCGAGTTCGGCGCAAGGTACGTTCGCCTCCCCACCGGGCAACGTGTCGTGCTGGAAGGCGGCACCATCACCACTGTGCTCCCTCGCGGCGCTCACACCTGGAAGATGAGTTCGCATTGGGACCGCATCCGCCAGCGCGCCCGAGGATGGGCAAGGTTCTATCGAGAGGGTGACGCATGAACGCCATCGTGACAATCGAGGCCCCCAGCCTCCCGCTGCCCCCGGGCCTCTCGTGCGACGACTGGCTTGCCATTGGTCGCGATCTCATGCGCAAGGACCGTGAGACGAAGTGGCAGACGTCGGACTGGATGGCATATGGTCGTGCCCGGGCCCGCACTGACAGCACCTTTGCCTCCCAGATGGAGATGCATCTCCCCGAGATGGCAGAGGACCGCCGGCACCTCGACGCCATTGCCCGGGTGGCCGAACTCTTCCCGCCCGAAGAGCGCAGCCTGGATCTGTCCTTCGACGCCTATGCCAAGCTCTCGCGTCTTCCCCATGGGGAGGCCCGCAAGATCCTGGATCAGGCGGCCAAGGAGAAGACCCCGCCCCGCGAGATCGGCTACCAGGCCATGCAGATGCAGATGGCGATCCTCCCGCGCGCCGAGCCTGACAGCGACAGCCAGCTTCTCAGCCTGATCCACCTTTGGAACCGCACCCCCCGTAGCGTCCGGGAGGAATTCGCCGAGATGGTAGGCGAAGCTGACGGACAGGAGATTGAGCCTTGATCCCAACCGACCGCTACCCTCCCATCCCCGAGGGCTTCCGCGCCCGGTTCATCGACCCCACCACCCGAGGAGGATGGAGAGGGGTCGAACGCGCATACGGAGCCCGCCGCGAAGTCATCCAGCGGTGGATTGCCGAGTGCGGTGGACCCAAGCAGTTAGCCGCGGCTCGCAAGGCAGCGATCAAGGCCATGAAGGATGAACTGGCAAAAATTCGCCCAGGGAGTCGCTTCAGGCCGCGATGAGTATCCCTGACAGCATCCGTATACCCCGGAGCGGCTTTCGCGCTCTACGGGCCGGAAAATGGAAAATAGAGGCATGAGCGAGAAAAGACCGGAAGGCCGACCGAGCAAGTATCGGCAAACCTACTGCAACGAGGTTGTTGAGCACATGGCTCAGGGCGCAAGCCTGACTTCGTTTGCCGGCGAGATCGGAGTTGCGCGTTCCACGATCAACCAGTGGATGGAGGATCACCCGGAGTTTTCGGAAGCCGTACGCGTGGCCAAGGCAAAATGCGCGTCCTGGTGGGAGAAGGCGGGGCGCACGATTGCCATGGGTGGTGGCGGTCCGGGAGCGTCAACGCTGGTGGTCTTCGGACTTAAGAACATGGGCGCAGACGACTGGGCTGATGCATCGCAAGTCGACCATAGAAGCAGCGACGGCAGCATGACCCCTAAAGCTCCAATCTACAACATCACCGACAAGTGAAGCAGGAAGTCCTAGACATATTCCCGGTCTACCGGGATTACCTGCAGCCAGCGCGTTTCAAGGTTGCGTATGGCGGTCGTGGCAGCGCAAAGACACGTACATTTTGCACCGTCTTGACGAGCAACGTGCTTTACTTCGGATGGCGCGTGGTATGCTTTCGCGAGATCATGGAGAGCATCCAGGATAGCGTCTATCAGGAGTTCGTTGCGGAGATCGAGCGGCGAGGGCTTGAGGATCACTTCGAGATCCTGAAGACCGAGATCAAGTGCCCGTCATCCGGCGGCTGCGTCCGCTTTTCCGGCATCAAGGCCAGTGCTTCTCGGCTGAACACGCAGAAGCTCAAGGGCTTCTCTGATTTCGACGCGGCCTGGCTTGAGGAAGCGAACCCCGTCACGGCGGAAAGCTGGAACGCGCTGATCCCAACGATGCGCAAGAGCGGTTCGGAGATCTGGGTTTCGTTCAATCCCGAGAACCCGCTTGAGGAGACGTTCCGCCGGTTCGTTGCCGAACCCATGTACCCGGCCGAGCGGGATGGGCGCCCCTACTGCATCGCGAAGAAGATCAACTTCACCGACAACCCGCGCTTTCCGCAAGAGCTCAAGGACGACGCGGAACTGATGCGCTTGTCGGACCCGGAGCTGTATCGGCATGTCTATCTCGGCGAGCCGGTGGCCGATAATGCCCTGTCGATCATCAAGCCGGCTTGGGTCGAGGCCGCAGTGGATGCCCACCTGAAGATACCTGGCTTCCCCATTGGTGGCGGCAAGATCGGCGGCATGGACATATCGGGCGGCATCGAGGGCGATGTGGCGGCGCCCAAGTCGAACGACCCCAACGCGCTGGCATGGCGCTACGGATGCGTGCTGTCCGGCCTGGAGGAGTGGCAGGACGAGAACCCTAACAAGGCCGCCGCTTATGCTCACCCGATCCTGCTGCGGGAGGGCGTGGACACGCTGCACATCGACGACATAGGCGTTGGTGCCTCCGTCCCCGGTGAACTGCGGCGGCTCCACGGTCTGGTCCCGAACGCGCCGGTGGCATCATTCCTTGGGTGGACTGCTTCGGAGAGCCCCGCCATGGCCGACCGCGAGTATCAGCCCGGCAAGACGCACGGAGACATGTTCTCGAACCTCAAGGCGCAGGGCTGGGGGCTGCTGGGGGATCGCTTCCGCAACACGTGGCAGGCCCGCAATGGCTTGCCCTACGATGCCGAGCAGTTGATCTCCATCCCATCTGGCTTGCCGTTGCGGGACAAGCTGCAGGCCGAGCTATCGCAGCCCCGGCGCGAGAGCATCAACGGGCGGATGAAGGTCGAGAGCAAGCGTTCGCTGAAGAAGCGTGGCGTGCCGTCTCACAACTTGGCAGATGCCGTGGTCATGGCTTACGCTCCGATTGACCGGGCGTTCTCGGCGTTTGATGTGCTGTGAGGAGCGATATGCCGATGGATAAGATCGAGGGCCTGTTGGCTGGCGTGTACCCGGCTGTTGTGGTCGAGCAGTGGACGGGCGCAGATGGCTGGCCTTGCTTCAAAGCTCTCTTGATCGCAGATCGACACTCCGACCCTGTTTGGGATGGGGTTGAGCATGGTACGGCTGAGGCGGCGTTCGATGCGGCGGAGATATTAGCCGAGCGCACCGGCGATTGCCCTGTGATCGATATGATCAAGGCCGGCGGGTAGCCGTCCGTAGCAACGCCACCGCAGACGTCGGCATGCCAACACCATGTCCGACGTCCGCATCCGCAACGTGCGCCCCAAGCCGGGCTATGTCTTCGACGGCAAGGCAGTCACGCCGATCCCCATGTACGACGGCCTGGCAAACGTGGTCACAGGTCGCGGAACCTCCGTCGATCGCTCCACGCACAACTTCTGGATGGGCATGTCGATGCCGTCGCAGCAGATCGAGGCGGCCTACCGCACTTCGTGGCTCATCCGGCAGATCGTCGAAATTCCCGCCTATGATCAGACCCGCGCCGGCCGAGACTGGGACGCAGACGAGGAGCAGATTGCCAAGATCGAGGCAGAGGAAAAGCGTCTCGGATACTGGACCAAGGTGCGCAAGGCGCTGATCTACGGTCGCTTGGGCGGCGGCGCACTGTTCATCAACCTGGGCGAAGATCCCTCCGCCCCCCTACCCCGATCGGTACAGCCCGAGCAGATCGTCAGCCTCGTGCCCCTCTACCGGACACAAATCACGCTCGGATTGCCCGACGATGACGTGCTCAGCCCATACTTCGATGAGCCGGTGGACTTCGCCCTCAACACGGCGGCGCGGCCCAAGATTCACCGCACACGCTTGGTGTTCTTCAAGGGCCAACCGGTGCCCGGGTTCTCGTCCGTCAACTGGGAGGATCGGTTCTGGGGCGACAGCGTTGTGCAGGTCGTCAATGAGGCCGTACAGAACGCCACAACCGCGACAGCAGGCTTCGCTGCGCTGATCGACGAGGCGAAGGTGGACGTCTTCAAGTTCGCCAAGCTCGCAGAAACGCTTGCCGCGCCCGGCGGCGACGAGAAGATCCGCAAGCGCATCGACCTGGCCACCACCGAGAAGTCCATCCACCGCTCTGTCAGCCTCGACGCCGAGGACGGATGGGAGACGCGCACCCTCAACTTCGCTGGTGCCAAGGACATGATCACGACCCTGATGGGCATCGTGGCCGGCGCTGCCGACATTCCGGCTACCCGTCTCCTCGGGAAGTCACCCGATGGCCTCAACGCTACAGGCGAGAGCGACAGCGCGAACTACTTCCAGTCAGTCGCGGCCCAGCAGGAGAGCAGCCTGCGACCCGCACTGGACCAGCTTGACGCCGTGATGCTCCCCAGCGCCGGAGCTCCCACGGATTTGACGTACAAGTTCTCGCCCCTACGCGTGCTGACTGAGGCGCAACAGGCCGAGATCGAGAGCAAGGAAGCCACGACGCTCAAGACACTGGTCGATACCGCGCTGTTTTCTGAGAAGGCGCTGGAAGAGGCGTTCTCTAACCGGATGGTCGAGAGCCAGAGGTGGCCAGGATACAAGGAGGCCCGCGACGCCGACAGTGAGGGCATCGGTGCAGGCGGCGACGAATCCGAGCTGGGCATTGTGCCCGTAGGAGGAAAGGAGGCTGATCCGGTATCTCCCACGACGCGGGCTCCGAGCGTGAGCCCCGAGCCCGCCCGTGCGGCAAATGATGGGAAGCCTGAGGTGACGGAATGAGCGTCCAGCCTAAGGTTCCGGGGCAGAAGGAAAGCGCTGCGAGCAAGCTGGGTGCCTTTCTTGGGCTGCTCGCATTCGTCCTCGGCTTCGCTGCCTTGCTCACTGTGCCGCACCCTATCACCCAACTGGCCGCCGAACTGATGGCGCCCGAGGAGAGCCAGCCATGACGAAGTACAAGCGCAGCGAACTGAACCGTATGCAGACCGAAATTACCCCCAAGCGCCTTCTCGAATTCACTGAAATGGTCGCAGCGGCAGAGCGTGCCGGGGACGTCGAGGAAGATGCACCGTACCTCTACAAGGCACGGGAACATCAGATTGATGCCGCGTATGCGGACGGCGCTCTTGATCGCCTGATTGCGGCTCATGCGTGAGGGCTGGGGCGGTGACTGACCGCAAGAAGCGCCTACACCGAGGCGGCTACACCGGCCCCGGGAAGCCTTACATCATCGGCGAGCAATGCCATTGCCGCTTTGGCGAGATCGTCGTGCGGCCAAACCTATCCATCGGCCCTCGGGCGCCTGACCGAACCGACATCATCGGCTGATGCCCCGCTACAACCTCGCCCAGATGGCCCGTCGCGCTGGTGCGCGGAGAGATACGACCCTCCGACCCGTCGAGCCCGCCATCGGCCCTGAGAAAGACCTCGCCCGCCTCTATCTCGCCGTCCTCAAGGCATGGTCACCTGAAGCCATCCTGCGCAATTACACGGGCGGCCTGACGACCGACGCGCCCTCCGACCAGTCCGACGCCATAGCCGAGGCAGAGAATACGGTTACGCGGCTGATCACCGAGTTCGCGCGGGACCTGCGGGAATGGCTGACGCGGGTGGAAACCATCCATCGCTCCAGGTGGGTAGCGGCGATCAAGGCGGGGACCGGGCTTGACCTATCCACCATCCTCACCGGCAGTGACGTCCGCGAGACGCTGGAGGTCGCCCTGGAGCGGAATGTGGCGCTTGTCCGCAACGTGTCGGACCAAGCGAGGGGGCGCATCGCAGACGCTGTGTTCCGAGGCTATCAGGAGCGCCGGCCGGCTCGCGAGGTGGCGAAGGAGATCAGGGAGGCGACGGGTCTAGCCCGAGATCGATCGCTCAGGATCGCCGCTGACCAGAACGCCAAGATCTCGGCGGCCCTCGATCGAGAACGCCAGGCGGAGGCGGGGATTGATCTCTTCCGTTGGCGCCACTCGGGCAAAGCTCACCCGCGCCGCCCGCATGTCGCCAGAGACGGCAAGGTGTACGAGCGGGCCACGGGTAAGCAGGTCAACCCGGATGGCTCCAAGATGGCCGGCGAGACCATCGAACGCGGGGACTTTCCCGGGGAGGCGCCTTACTGCGGGTGTCGAGCGCAGGCTTACTTGCCGATTATGGCGGAGTTGGGGATATAAGCGCCCAAGTGCTCGTCTTCGGTAGAGGGCGGCATTACATTATCAATATGCAGAAGATTGTGTTGCGGGAAGTCCCGCGCATAGCCGCCATCGAACAGCGTTTGCTGGGCGCCGAGAAGCTCATGAGCGATGAGCTTGAAGCACTCCAGGCAGACGTTGACGCTGCATCAATCGAATTGTTTGGAATAACCCAGCAGGACACGCTTTGGCCGCCGAAGGGCCAGAGTTACGACGAATGGATGCTGCATTTTGAGTTCCTCGAATGGGAGTACGATGAGGAGGCAGCGTTCTGGGATGCCTTTGGGATCGACGTGGCGGACGCGGATGGAGAACCTTTGGAGTGCCTGTCGGAGTTTGGCCGTCAGCTTGTCTGCGTGCTCAAGCGACTGCTGCCGGAGGCCCGTCTAAGGTTCCGCCCGGAGGTGCCGTTGACTGACGAGCAAATCCAAGCGGATGCGGAAGCGTGGGGCCGCTTCTTGCTCGCGAGCCGCCGCACCTAACCGTCCGTAGAGACCCCCGCCCATCGCCCGCACAACGCGGGCATGGTGCTACTTGCCGACCATCTCACGCTCGACGCCCCCCGCCGCACAAGCGACGGCTATATGGCTGTCCGCGCTAAAGCGGCCCGTACTGGCGTCTACCAGTATCTCGGCAGCGAGATCGATCCCGAGAACAAGCACGGCCTGCGCGATAAAGGCCTCGTCAACGTCCTGCGGGATGAGAACACGGTATTTGATACCGCCGCCGTCCGCTCGTTCATCGGCAAGCCCGTTACCGACGATCACCCCCGCGAAGGCGTGAACTCGGCCAATTGGCGGGACCACGCGCGCGGCACCATCATGGGCGCTATGCGTGAGGGTGAATATCTCGCGTTCGACCTGCTCCTGACCGACGCCGCCACGATCGCGAAGGTCGATGCTGGCAAACGTCAGTTGAGCAACGGCTACGCTGCCGAGCTTGAGTACGGCAGTTTCCAACATACCGATGGCACGCCCTGTGTTGCGCGCCAGGCGAAGATTACCGGTGGCAACCACGTCGCGCTTGTCGATGCGGGTCGCGCCGGTCCCGAATGTGCGATCAAGGACGGGTTTGCCCTCTGCGACGCCATCACCGCCGACGCGCTCGCTGCGCTTCAGGCATCCCTCCAGAAGGACGAACCCACGATGAAGATCAAGATCGGCGATGCCGAAGTCGATGCGACGAACGGTGAGGCCGTTCGGATCGCAGTCGATGCGCTCAACACCAAGCTGGCAGACGCGACCACGCGCGCGACCACGGCGGAAACGGACCTCGCGGCGGCGCAAACCGCCGTAGCGGCCAAGGACACCGAGATTGCCCAGCTCAACCAGAAGCTCTCGGACGCGGCCATGACCCCGGCCAAGCTTCGCGATGCCGCCAAGGCTTATGCCGTCGTCTGCGACAAGGCCCGCGCCGTTGGCGTGACCTTCGCCGAGGACGCGGATGCCGAGGCCATCATGAAGGCCGTCGTCGACGCCAAGATGGGCGACGCTGCACAGGGCTGGAACGCCGACCAGATCGCCGCTTCCTTCGCGGTTCTCACCAAGGACGCCAAGCCGGCCGAGCAGTCGACCTTTGACGCCAGCGCGTTCCGGGGCGGCCTTAAGAGCGTCGGGGATGCTGCCGCCAAGGAGCAGCAGGCCTTCGATACCGCCAACGACTTCAACGCCTGGCGCAAGCAGGCATAAGGGAGGGCTGATCCATGCCTTTGCAGACCGCATACAACCAGTTTCAGCCCGCGGGTTTCCCGGGCCTTCTGGCAAACATGGAGGAGTGGAACGGCCATACCCGCACCGCCTCCGCCACCATCGCTTTCGGTGCTCCGGTGCAGCGCAGCGGGGACAAGGGCTGTGCTCCTCTGACCTCCGGCGAATACCTCGGCGTGGCGATTGCCCATCACGTCATTACCTCCACCAACGCTGACAGCTACGGCCAGTACGACAACGTGCCGGTCGCTGACGCCGGCGTGATCTGGGGTCTGGCCGGTGGGGCGATTGCTGCCGGTGCTGCCGTGAACTGGGACAGCGCGAACGGTCGCTGGACCACCGCTGCCGTTGCCGGTGCGATCTATGCCGTGCCTGGTGCCGAAGCCGACAACGCGGCCTCTGGCGCTGGCGCACTCTTCAAGGTGCGGCTCCGCCGTATCCCGTCGTAAGGGGGGCTGAACGATGAACATGCACACCAACTTCCTTGACGCGCAGCAGGCTCAGTTCGGCTTCGTCGTCAATCAGGCCTACTCGATCAACGCGCAGGTCTACGCCACCCGGTTCCCCGATCTCGACTTCGCCCGCCTGGTCTACGTCGATACCTCGGCCCCGGAATGGACCCCTGGCATTGTCAGCTTCATGTCGAGCACCGTTGGCAAGGCCGACTGGTTCTCGGGCGCTGCCAAGGATGTCCCGCGCGCCGATGTGACCATGGACAAGAGCCAGGTCGGCGTACACATGGCCGCCATCGGGTACGGCTACAACAGCGAGGAGGTCGGGCAGGCCCAGCTTCTCGGCATCAACCTTGGCGCCAACAAGGCCGAAGCCGCTCGCCGCGCCTACACCGAGTTCATGTGGAACCTGACCCTCACCGGCAACTCCGACAAGGGATTGCTGGGTCTTGGCAACCAGTCGAGCGTGACCACTGGCACGGCTCCCGCTGACGGTAACGAAGGCGGCGCAACCAACGTCACGACCTGGTTCAACGGCTCGGGCGTGGCCACGAAGACCCCGGCGCAGATCATCCGTGACATCAACAACGTCCTTACGGGCGTGTTCACGGGCTCGCTGACGGTCGAAATGGCCGACACGCTGCTGCTGCCCTACTCCACGATCAGCTATCTCTCGGCGACCCCCATGTCCTCGACGAACAGCGAAACGATCATGGCGTACATCCTGCGCAACAACATCTACACGCAGATGACCGGCCAGCAGCTTACCATCCGCGGCGTTCTGGGCCTCGATGCGCAGGGCTCGGGCTCGACCAAGCGCATGGTGGCCTATGCAAATCGCCAGGACGTGGTGAAGCTGCACCTGCCGATGCCGCACCGCTTCCTCCCGGTCTATCAGGACGGCCCGACGTCGTTCCAGATCCCGGGGCTCTTCCGCACCGGCGGCGTGGAAGTCCTGCGCACCGGCGCCTTCCGCTATCTGGATGGGATCTAAGCCATGGCCGAACCGAAGATCGTGAAGCACGTCGTCACCAACGTCAGCGACGGCCCTAAGGTGCTCAATGCCCTGACGGTCGGCGTGCTGGCTGCTGGCGACAGCACTGACGAACCGGTCGAGATGACCGAGGCGGAATACGAAGTCGCCAAGGCCTCGGGCTGGTTCAAGTTCGGCACTGCTGCCGCACGGGCTGCTGCCAAGGACGACGACAGGGCCTGACCGCCAGCTTTCGTCACGCAAACGGGGCCGCCTCGCATCGTCGCGGCGGCCCTTTTCGTAAGGATCGACGATGCCCTACACTCCGCCAGAGCGCACCGAGTTCATCGGTTTGTATCCAGCCTTCTCCAGCGTCACCGAACCCGCATACGCCCACTGGTCCGCCGAGGCCGTGCGCCGCATCGCTCATTTCGAAGATTGCCTGGGGGAGGCCATGAACAGCGCGGCTATGCTGGCGATTGCGCACCTATTGACGAAGGCGGGGATCGGCACTGGGACAGAAGCACAGATGGCCGCAGAGGGTGCGTCGGGCTTCAAGTCGATCCGATCCGGCTCACTGAGCCTGGAGCGGTTTGATAACTCTGTGGACAAGGCTGGTGGTGATTGGGGGACAACCTCCTATGGCACTGAACTATGGCCGATGATCAAGGCGTGCATAGCCGGCCCTATCGTGTCGTCGACTGGCTACGTGCCCTGCGCGCTTGGCCCGTTCGGGAGGTACTGGTGATGGGCCTACTTGATGGCGGCCTGTCCCGCATCCTGACGCCGGTATTCGCCAGCTTCTATCTCCCGGCCACCCTCCACGCTGGCACCGGCGATCCGATCTATGACGACGAGACGGGCGAGATCATCGGCTACGAGGGCGGGGACGTTTCCTGCAAGTGCCAGATCGACGCGGCCACGGACGCGATGCGGCGGGCTCAGGGCTTTGCCGAGGGCGATGTGAGGTTGATCGTGCTGGCTCAGGGCCTGCCCGAGCTGACGAGCGACCACGAGGTCACAGTGCAGGGCTCGCGGTATCGGCTGCAGTCGGTGGAGCGGGATCCGGCGCTTTCACACTGGGTTTGTCGGGGGCGGAGGTGATGATGGCTCAGGATCAAACTCAAACGTTGGCGGCGTGTAGTCCATCTCAGCCATCAACTCAGGCAGAGCGCGATCTTGCAGATAGGCAGATGAGAGAGCGAGGCACCGTCGAGCCTCGTCTACGGCACGTTGCAGAAGCGCTTCGACGGGAGCGGAGGGATCGAACGTGAACCGCACCTTGAGCCTCGCGACCTGCGCGACTTCCCTGTCGTCCACCGTTTCCTCGGTCTTCACGACGATCTCGGCAAGCCATAGGTTACCGCCGATCGGCTGTAGGCTCTCGATGCTGAATAGGTCCATGTCCGAATCACCCTCCGTTGATGCCTCCAACCTCCCAAACAGCCAGATCGGAGTCGAGTCATGAAGCCTTCCTTCACCGACGCCGTGATACTGGCGTTCCTCGCCCGCCTTCAGAAGTACGAGAGGGGGCGGCGTGGATGATTACGACGTCGCCGACGCCTGCGCAGCATGAGCGCAAGCGTGCAGCGCAATCTGCGGCTTTACAAAAGGCCGTTTGAATATAGCTGAGCTATCATGTGAATTCGGTTGCGAGATCGCGTTCGCAGCCGGACGTTTTCGATGTGCCGCTCTACCGTTTTTGGAGTGATGTTCAGCTTAATAGCTGTCTCTTTTGAGGACAGCCCGTCCGCAATGCAGCGTAGGACGACTATCTGGCGAGCGGTAAGCTCCACATCTTTATTGCTCGTGTGTTTCTGACACATCTAGGTATTGCCCCATATTGTTTCCCCCGACCATTGAATTAACCAGGTTTCGAAATGATGCAACTTCAAACCGACCGTGAGACGCAGATAGAGGGGGGCTTCGTTCGTCCGTAGCTTTTGAGTGCTGCGAGTGCGCGTATGCGGGCATGGTAGAGCGGAGCGGAGTGTCGGAGAGGGGGCGTCGTGGCTAAGATCACTGGCGCCCCGAAACACAAGGCAACGCTGCGGAGATTGCGGAGCCCTGCGGCGCGTCGGGAGTACGGGAAGGCGATGCACGCTGCAGCCAATATGCTCGCAACCGAAGCTGCCATCAGTATCACGACAGGTGCGGTGGGCGGCAAGAACCACGTGCCGAGTTCGCCTGGAGAACCCCCAAACGCTGATACCGGGTTTCTGGACAGGTCGATCTTTGCCGAACAGACGGGCGAGCTCACGGCAATCGCTGGCGCCAATGCCTCCTACGCACAGGCGCTGGAGTTTGGCACCTCTAAGCTGCAGCCGCGCCCGTTCATGGCGCCCGCCGCAGAAAAGATCAGGCCCAAGGCGAAAAAGCTGGTGGAAGCCGCCCGAAACCGCGTGATCCGCGGCGGAACCCTCTAGGAGAAGAGACATGCCACGTATCACGTTCAACCACGATTATAACCATCGCTGGCCGTCTCGTGCTGTGACAGCGTTCAAGGCAGGCTGGACCGGCTCGGTTAAAGCCGAGGTGGCAGAGGCAGCTATTCCAAAGTACGCGACCGCCGCTCCGAAGTATGCTAAAGTGCTTGCCGATGGACGACTTCCCGACAGCGGACGAGGTGGAAAGCTGGCTCGATCTGACGATGCTGACCATGTGGGGGCCGTCGTTCGGGATCAGGTATTGGATGGGGCCGGCGAATGATAACCGCCCTCAGCCCAGCCTCGCCCTTGAAAACCCTGATCTTCCAGCGCCTGAAGGCGGATGCTGAGCTAGCCGCAATAGTCGGATCTCGCATCTACGTCTCTAAGCCTCCCGCAAACCCGCAGAAGCCTTTCATACGGATTGAAACGCCGTCAGGGTCGCCGCAGTGGTATGATGGCGGCGAAGGTGGATCTGAGATCAGCGGTGTAGTGACATCGTACACGGCGACGGGCGGGACTATAACCGACCCCGAAAAAGCTGCGGCTCAGATCAATGCTCACGTGATCCGCATCCTGGCTGCCACGGACGCCGTGCTAGAGGGCCCGGTCTCGGTGTCGATTGTCCCAACGCTCGATCAGGTATTCCGCGACCCAGAGGAAGCAGACGTCTGGAGCGGGTTTGTGCGATACAGCGCCTCGGCAACCTAGCGTCCGTAGAGGGTGCGTCAGGCCCTTCATAGGTTCTCCGCAAACTTGGAGGACCGCTCGTGGCCTATACCGACAAACTTCGTTCTACCCGTGTCTATATCGCCATCGGCAATGGCGCCGACCCTGAGGTATTTTTGCCTCTTTGCGGCATCACCTCGAAGGGTTTGACGCAGACCCGGGCGACCGATGACACCACGGACTGGGACTGCGAAGATCCGGACGCCACGCCGATCATCGTCCGCGACACGGGCGCTGCCGACTGGTCGATCAATGGCAGCGGCCTTCTCCATCGTCCTTTGCTCGCCACTGTTCAGGATGCCTTCGACAGCGCTACGCCGCTTACCTTCCGCTTCGTGTACGACGAGCCGACCACGAACCAAGTAATCGACGGATACTATGAAGGCCCTGGTATCGTGACCGAGTTCACCAACACCGCCGAGAACGGGCAGTACGTGAACGTCTCCCTGACGATCACCGGGGCGGGCAAGCTGAACTTCGTTGCGAATACCTGAGCGACGGCGTGAAGCGCTGGAGTACTTAGGTTTAGCCATCAGGTTTTTAGCTTTGGCAGTTTGCCTAGTGTGCTTTTCTTCTCCGGCTTCTGAGCGAGCGCTGCGGCTACGGCACCGGTTTCCTGAGGGGCAAGCCGCTCCTCTAAGCGATCCAGCTTTCTTATCACCTCGTCAAGAACCTCAAGTTGAGCTGGGCCCAAAGCCTCGAACTCGAATGAGGACTCTAGCCGTGCGACAATCTCGGCGTTCAAAGAGCGTTTCGCAGCGTCGGCGGACGCGACGATTGCATCCCTCAAATCAGCGGGAAGCCTGATCTTCATTTGCGCGTCTTCGCGGGACACTTCGAATCTCCAAAAGAATTTTCGCCGTATGCACCACGGTGGTGTTGACAGCAATGCACCACCATGGTTTAACAGCCTTGCACCACGGTGGTGCAAAGAGGAGATTATGAGCACACACCCGCAATTTAAACTGCGAGTGCCGCCTGACCTTCGAGACTTCATCCGTGCGAGCGCTGAAAGAAATCAGCGTTCACTCAATGGAGAGTTGGTCTTTGCGCTTCGCCAATACGAGAAAGCCAACGAAAAAGGCGCCTGAGCAACGGCCTCGTAAACCCGCTCAGACGCCTTTCGATTCAAGACAACCCTTAGGAGATTATCATGACTGCACAGGTCATAGCATTCCCGCGTGCCCGTGTCACGCCCTCAGCATCGACCTTTGAAATGAGCATCGAGCAGTGCGTCCGCTTGGAGCAGCGCTACGCCGACGCAGGCGATTGGGAGCAAGCCGCTTTCTTTATGAAAGCTGCTCGCATCCTCACGCTTGAGGCGCGGTACGGTCGCAAAACCGCGAACGACAATGTTGTGCCGCTGAGGAGGGCGTGATGGCCGTCGCTGAACAGATGGCCTTCAAGCTGGCCCTGACCTCGCAGGCGGCGTCAACCATGGGTTTCGACCCGAAGTGGGATGCTGCTGTAGCCAACTTCTTGCGCACTTTCTCTCTATGGCAAGCGGACGAAGAATACGGAGCTAAGGCAAAAGTTGATGAGGCGTGGCAGGCCTCGCATATCTTGCTAGAAAGCCGCTTCGGGAAGGGATGGAAGCACCATCCGGACGCCGCCGCTGAGGTTGAGCAAGCCGATGCGGCATATCAAGCGGGAGAAGATGCCCATCACGAGGCGTTTGTCGCCCCATACTGGAAGGCGCTTCGTGATTTAGCGGGGACGCCAGCACCGAGCATTGCCGCAGCCACCTTCAAGCAACTTCTCATCCAGTCCGAGGAAGTCTGGAACGATAGCGCGATGGAAGTGGACTGCATGCAGATCGTGGTGGAGGACTTCACCCGGCTCGCGGCGTGACCGTCCGTAGTTCTTCGCGGGCGAATACCTCATCCCGAAATTACGGACTTGGAGGATTGCAACCTACCCTCCGTATCCTCCCACGGGAGGTTAGCCGGGACGGGCCAGCAGGTGGGCGTGAGAAAGTCATCTGCCAACCCGTCCCATTTTCTCGCGGGCACAGGATGCCCAACGAAAGGACGCCTCATGTCCGACATCTCAAATACGCTGCCGAGCGCATTCGGCAACCCTTCAGTCCAGACCATGAGCAGCCGCGAGATCGCGGAGCTGTGCGAGAAGGAGCACAAGAACGTCATCCGCGACGTGCGGACGATGCTGGATGCTCTCAGGAGTGATGGCTCAGATTTGAGCCATGTCGAGGAAGTCACGGATTCTCGCGGCTACACCCGAGAGTTCCTGCTTGATCGCGACCTGACCCTCACTCTGGTGTCAGGGTACAACATCCAGCTTCGGCATCGGATCATCCGCCGACTTGACGAATTGGAATCCAAAGCTCGTCAGCCGGTCGATCCCATGGCCGCGCTAAACGACCCAGCGGCAATGCGCGGCATCTTGCTCTCCTACACCGAGAAGGTGCTGGAGTTGCAAGGCGAGGTCGAGGAGATGCGCCCTCAGGTTCAGGCGCTAGAACGTATCGCAGTGTCGGAAGGCTCGATGTGCATCACCGATGCCGCGAAGACGTTGCAGGTTCAACCAAAAGCCTTGTTCCAATTCCTGGACTCGCATGGCTGGACTTACACCCGGCAGGGCGACAACACCCGCATCGCGTATCAGGCGAAGTTGCAAGCCGGGCTGCTGGAGCACAAGACCACAGTTGTTACTCGATCAGATGGCTCGGAGAAAACCACCACGCAAGTTCGCGTCACGCCGAAGGGGCTGACGCGGCTCGCAAAGGAATTCCCTCCCGTCGCGCGAGCGGCTTGACCATCAAGGGCGGCTCTTCGGGGCCGCCCTTACTTCTGCTGCAAGTCTTCCGCCACAGCCTCACTGGCGGAATATTCAGCTAATCTGTCGATGGTTTCGTCTCTCGTCAGCCACCAGAATAAAGCCGCGATAGCAAGTATTACCAGCCAGAATGTACCCCACCGCTCGCGTGAATGCTCGCGCCGCCCTACTTCGATCTCGTGGCCGTCAAATGAGCTGCCGCAGTACGGACACTTGATGGCCTTAGCGTCGATCCGTTTGCGGCAATGCGGGCAGGTTTTCACAAGTCGCTCCGTCCGTAGAGACGCGCATGGCTGCCACATAGCGTCCTGTCATGCAAACCAGCATCTCCCTTCCTTTCGCAGACGGCGAGTATATTTTTCGCCTCCCGGTCAAGCAGATCATCGAGATTGAGGGCAAGGCTGGCCTGATCGACGCCGTGAAGCATCGCTTGATCCATGGCGGCTTCGGTATTCGGGATGTCACCGAAGTAATCCGGCACGGCCTTATCGGCGGTAAGGAGGGCTTCGTGAACGGGGCTTCCGTCTCCGTGAGTGAACTGCGCGCTAACATGCTCGTCGAGGCCTACGTGGAGGACAAGCCTCTCGCTCACTCCGCCCAGATCGCCCGTCAGATAATCGCCGCCCTCTACGTGGGCTACGACCCGGCCACCGAGGACGCTCAAAAAAAAACAGAGCAGGAGGAGGTGCCGGCCAACCTCTCGACTGGGGGCTCTTCCTCAGTAACTGCCGAAACCTCGGCCTGACGCTCGCGGACGCGGAGCGCCTTACCATGCCCGAGTACATCGCTCTCATCCACTACCGCAGCGAGGAAGAGAACGAGCAGGGGCCGCCGCCAAGCTCCGATGAGGTCACCGCAGCCTTCGCCCGCATGGAGATGGCTGGAATTGCAAAGGTTCACTGATGCCAGTCTCTGAACGCGTCATCGTTGAGCTTGAGGCCCGCCTGGGCCGGTATGAGGCAAATGTAGCCCGAGCCGAGCGCAAGTTCGATGCGGCTATGGGCAGCATCCAGCGCAGCGCCACGGCGACAGAAGGTCTGGTCGGCCGCGCCATGTCGGGCATTACCGGAGCGCTTGCGGGCGTATCGGTCATCGCCTTGGCCCGCACCTTTCTTGAGATCGCGGACGCAGCCAAGAACCTCGATGCGCAGCTTCGCCTTGCTACGAACGGCTTCGGCTCTTTCTCGCAGGCACAGCAGGATGTTCGCCGGATTGCTGCGGACACGCGGTCGGGCTTGGCTGAGACGGCGGCCCTCTATGGCAATTTCTCGCGCGGTGCCAAAGAACTAGGGGCCGATCAGGAGGCCGCCGCTAGGGCCACCGAGACTTTCACCAAGACCCTGAAGATCAGCGGCGCTGATGCAAATCAGGCGGCTTCGGCTACCCTGCAGTTCGGCCAGGCACTCGCGGCCGGTGCTTTGCGGGGCGACGAGCTGAACAGCATCCTTGAGGCGTCCCCCCGTCTCGCCCGCCTGCTGGCTGAAAGCTTCGGCATGCCGATTGGCAAGATCAAGGAGCTTGGCGAAGAGGGCAAGCTCACTTCTGATAAGCTTTTAGACGCGCTGACGAACCGCAAGTTCACTGAAGGGGTGGATCGTGAGTTCCGCGAACTTCCCGTCACGTTCGGCGATGCCATGACGCAGATCGAAAACGCCGCTATCATCACCTTCGGCGCTTTTGACAGGGGCGGTCAGTTCTCCACCGCGCTCGCTAACTTTGTCATGGATGGCAAGGATGGCTTCGAGGACATGGAGGCAAGTGCCGTCGAGGCCGGTATTGGCATCCGCGCCGCCATCGAAGGCCTGGCGGGGTCCTTCGGGCCAATTCTCAGTGAAGCTCAGGCCTTCTTCAATTACGTCAATACCGAGCTGCGAAATCTGAGCGGAGGCCGCATCGATTTCAGCAGCAAAGGCGTCAATATCGGTCGCGACATAGACAAGTCTCTCGGCCAAATCGATGCCGTCACGGACTGGTTTGCGAATAAGTCATACATCGGCCAAAAGCTCAACGGTACCTCCTTCGACATCGGCGGCTCTAACTTACAGGGTCGCTACCGGCAGGGGCGTGACGCAGCCGAAAGTCGCCTTCGCGGCGAACTCGGCGAGCGCGCTGCAAGCGACATCGTCGGGCAGTACTTTGATCGCTTTGGTAATCCTGCCAGGAATTCCCGGGGAGCAAGCCCCTCAGGCCCCAGCGATGCCGAAAAGAAGAAGGCTGCAGCGGCGGCCCGGAAAGCTGCCGCCGAGGCCCGCCGTGCCGAGGCCGAACGTCTCCGGGCCATCCGCGAAGATGCCTCGAACGCGCGTGACGCAGCCAGCCTTCAGGACGACATCAACGCGGCCCGTGCTGCCCTTGCTGTGGCGGCTGAGGACGTTCTCCGCTTCAACCTGCAGTCCATCGAGAGCGAGAAACAGCAGCGCACCGCAGAGTACGAAACGCGCTTCAAGCTGGGCCAGATCAGCCAGCAGGAGCTTTCCGACAGGATCGCTGCGGTAAACGAGATTGCCGACCTGCAAGCCCAGCGTGAGCAACAGCTTTATGCCGAGATCAGGCGCCAGGAAGACTTGAGCCGTGCGCAAGCTGGCATCAGGGACAACAGCGACCTCCTGCGCGCTCAGGCTGACCTCGTGGACTCCCGGAAGGCGCGCCGGGACATAGAGCTGCGGCTTCTCGACCTCGCCTACGAGCAGGAGCGGAACGAGCTGGAGGCGGTCATCGCCAGCGGCACCGCGACCGCTGCGCAGAAGGAGATCGCCGAACAGCGGTTGCGCATCCTCGGGCAGCTAAAGGGCTATGATGCGGAACGGATCAGCCGGGACGTGGAAGGGCCGTTGGCGCGGTATCGCCGCGACCTTGGAAATCCTGACCGGTCACGCGATGAAGTCGAAGATGCTGTCGTAGGCGAGTTGGAGAGCGTTCGCGACGGCATATCTTCGGCGGTCCAGAAGGCGTTAGGGGTAAAGAACCCCATCCTCGCCGCGCTGATCAACTCCTTCATCGAGCAGCAGCTTATCAAGCCGATCATGGATGGTGTGGCCGGCGCCAGCGGCGGCGGCGGCTTCTTCGGCTCTGTCGTGGGCGCAATCGGCGGCTTGTTCGGTGGCGGCCGCGCCATTGGCGGTCCGGTGCGGGCCGGGGTAGCGTACGACGTCGGCGAGAACGGCCGTGAGCGCTTCATCCCCCAGCAGGCTGGCGTGATCGTCCCGAACCATCGGCTCAAGGGGAATCGTGGCGGCAACACCGTCATCAGCGCTCCGCAGTTCAATCTCGCTGGCGCCGTGATCACGACCGAACTCTACGCCGACATGCAGCGGATATCGGAGCAGAGCGCTGCTCGGGCAGGTTCGCGAGCATATCAGCAGTCCATGAAAGATGCTCCCGGGGCAGTTTCCCGCAGGCAGCGCTATGGCTAGACGCTCTTACATCCTTCGCATCGCCTCGACACCGACCTGTTATCTGTGGACAGGCATAGGCGATCTGGAAACGCCGCCGGACAAGGTGGATCCGCTTGGGGCCCGGTGGCTGGGCAGCGGTGGCATACTGACGATCCCGGCGCTCAAGTCCATCATCAACGGCGTGGCAGAGCGGGTTGAGTTCGTCCTGTCAGGCGTAACCGCCGAAACGCTGCGCCTTGCCCGCTCAGACCTGCCGACAATACGGATGGCCGAGTGCCGAATCGGATATGTCGAGTTCGATGAAGCATGGCAGCTCGTTGGCGCTATCCGGTGGGAATGGATCGGGCTCGCTGATGCTCTTCGCGTGCAGAGCAGAAGTGGGGCAGAGAGCCGAAATCGGACCATCTCTCTCATGGTAGGGTCTGCCGATACCTTTCGGGCCAACCCGAACTTCACGTACTGGACTGACGCGTCACAGCGCATTCGTTCCGCGGATGATGCGTTCTGCGATCATGTCGCCGCGATATCGTACAGCGTCACTCGTCGGTTTGGCCCGAGATGAGCGTAGGCCGCTTCCTGAAAGCCGCGTCGTGCCATCCCTGGAAGTGGGGGGAGCATGACTGCTGCGCGCTTCCCGCCCGGTGGCTGGGCGTAAACCTGCCGCCTTATAGCACCCAAGCCGAGGCAGAAGGCATGATAGCCGAAGCAGGCGGCCTCGTCGCGCTGTGGGAGAGTCGCGCTCCAGGTATCGCGGAGCCTGTCGAAGGAGAGCCCCAGCCCGGCGATGTAGGGATCATTGAGATCCTTCCGCCAGATGAGGAGCCAGTGCAAATCGGCGCCATCTGGAACGGCCGGCGCTGGTCGTTCGTGCCGCGCGCTGGCGGCATCGCTGCTACCTCCGCAAAAGCCCTCAAGATATGGAGGCCGCTTTGCCCCAGATCGTAATCCCGATCATCGCCCAAGCTGGCCTTTCGACCTTCGCAACCCTTGGCATTGCGGTGGCATCGATCGCTGCTACGGCGTTCGTCACCAGCCTGTTTGCTCCGAAGGCGCCTAAACCGGACGCATCAGAGCGAACTATCAAGGTGCCGACACCGCCCCGGATCTGGATCCTTGGCAAGCGTCGCTCCTTCGGCGCCCAAATGCTTTTCGTGAATACCTCGGAAAGTGAGACAGTGGACGTATGGGCGTTCTGCGAGGGGCCGGTTCATGCGGTGACCAAGGTCTACCTCAATGATGACCCGGTCACAGTCACCAACGGGGTCGTTCAGAAGCTCAGCGACGGGTCTTATGACGACGGCCGCGTCTTGGTGGGCTGGAATCTTGGGGCCCTGATCGAAACCGCCCACGCCCCTGTTGTCGAACGCGTAACCGACTGGACGGCCAATCACCGCGGCGACGGAATCGTCTCAGGATACATGATCAAGCGCGGCGTGAAGTCTAAAAACTTCCTCGACGTGTACCCGCAAGGCGACAACGTAAGCATGTCCTTGGCTATCGAAGGGCGGGCCTGCCATGACCCCCGCAACCCGGCGAGTGATCCCGCAGACCCGAGCACCTGGGCCTACACAGAAAACGCAGCGCTGCATTTGCTGTGGTACTTCATGGCTTATCGCGGCTTCGATTATGGTGAGAAGATAGCGCCTCGCATCCAAATGTGGATCGATGCCGCGAACGATTGCGATACGCCGGTGCCGCTCAAGGCGGGCGGGTTCGAGCCGAAGTATCGCAGCGCAGTCATGTTCACCGCCGATAACGAGCCGAAGGACATCGAGGCTCAGATCCGGCAGAATTTCGACGGCTGGACAGGGCGTGATGAAGACGGCTGCGTGGTCGTCCATTCCGGCGTCGTCTACACGCCGACAGTCAGCATCGGGCCTGATGACATCGTTGATTGGGAGCTGCAGGACTTCGTCGAGGCCGAGAACACGCTGAACGAAATCATAGTTCGGCATATCTCGGAAGCTCACGATTTCAATATGGTGGAGCCAACCCCGTGGCGCGATGATGCCGACATTGCCCTTCGCGGCGAGGTTAGCACCACGAACGACTATCAGGTGCCGTCCCATACACAGGCCCGCCGCCTGGCAAAGCGCATGATGGCGAGGGCCAACGCGTTCCAGCGCGGGACGATAAAGCTCGTCTTCTCAGCCCGGGCGGCGATGGCCGAACGCTATATCAACTTGCGGATCGCTGAAGCTGGTGAAGTGTTCTTTGATGGTGTCGTGGAGATCATCGGGGGCGAGAGGGATTACGAAACGGGCGGCGTTGTGCTGGAGTATGTGTCGGTTGATGGGAATTTCGACGCATGGAACCCGGCGACGGAGGACGGCGAGCCTGCGCCCCTGACCACAAAGGCGTATGTCAGCCCGACCGAAACCCCCACCATCACGACCGCTACCGCCGAACTCGACGCCACCGGCACCGGAGCGCGCGTCCGCATCATTGTGGAGGGCTACGACCGGGACGATATCACTTGGTTTGCACGGTGGAGGTCGACCACGGACGCTGCGTGGAACGAGCAGGAATACACTGACATCGACCCGGGAGCGGCGGCGCTGCTTGTCACCAGCGTCGTGCCTACCGAGATCGCGGTAGACGTCGCGGTCGCGTACTCCACGGGCGACGGGCGCACCTCGGAGTGGTCGCCTACAGTCACCGTCAGCACGTCGACGGCAGGTCTTGCGCCGGGGCCAAACACCGCCTTTACAGCGACGGGCGGTGTTGGCGAGGCTACGGGGAGCTGGTCCAACAGCGCATCTTCGAACTTCGGTCATTCAGAGCTTTGGGCGGGGCCGACCACGAACTTCGCCGATGCCTCGCAGTTGGGAGCAGACTACACCGGCCCCCGGAACACGACCGAGGCGTTCACCCAGTCACTGGCAGCGGGGACGCACTATCTCTGGACGGTAGCCTTTAACGCGGCAGGCACTGCGTCGTCGCGTACTGGGCCTGTCGAGGTTACCGTGACCTAGCCGTCCGTAGAGGGAAGGGCGGGCGCGTGGTGGGGTTCGGCCATGCCCTTGCCGATTTTCCCTGTCCATGAGTTCAACCCTCAGGCCATCAAGGCTGATGTGACAGTCGCGGAGATTTCCGGCGGCACTTCACTTTCGGGCTTGGAGGACGTCATCCTCACTGATGGCGGCGGGAAGTGGGATATCACCTATTCCGGCATCACCCTGCGGACGCCTCGGCAGATCCGGCTCTGGGACATGTGGACCAGCTTCATGGCGGGAAACGTGTTCCTGGTCCCGCTGGTATCCCTTCGCACCGCACCGCGTCCGTCAGCCGGCGGGGGGCTTGCCCGCGTGTCGCAGCTTTATGCCAACGACCCAGACTACCCCACGGTCGTTCGTTACGCCTCTCCGTATATCGTGGCGCAGCTCGTGGAGCCGATCCCCCTTAGGGCCACGCAGATGGCCATCAACGTCGCTCAGGGCGCGCGTATCCAAGGCGGTGAGCGGTTCAGCATCAATGGCCGAGCCTTCAAGATTGAACGGGTACTGTCACGCTCGGAGCAGACTGCCACTGTTCGGACATCACCCCCGTCGCGGGAGGCGATAGGTGCCGGTGCCGCCGTCAACTTCGAATGGCCGGTAGTGCAGTGCCGCCGGGTCCCGGGGCAGGACTTGGCCGCGAACCTCACCATGAGCCGATACGGCGAGGTTGCCATCTCTTTTGTTGAGGATTTCAGCGATGCGAACTGAGCGACTGGATCTTCGCGTCTATCGCAACGCGGATTATTACGAAGGCTGGCAGCTTCGCGACAGCGTGGGTGTTCCCCTCGATCTGACTGGCGTTGCGATGGCTCTTAGTATCCGCGCTGTCGCCGGTCAGGGAGCCGTGATCGCCTCGGGCGAGGTCGACATCTACGATGCGGCGCATGGCATGTTCACGGTGAAGATCGACGGAGCAGCCTTGGCCTCAGTCGCAGGCCCCGGAGAGATCGTCCGTCTCGCTTACGATCTTCGCGTGACCTACCCGGACGGCGTGCAGGCCATCCCTGTCGCCGGTCAGATCATCCTTACCCCCGGAGTGACCTACTGATGGCCGTCAAGATGACCCCCAGCGTCAGGATCGACGTGTCCGGTGCCCGCGGCGAAAGCCAAGCCGACATCCTCCGGCGCACGGGGCAGTTTGGGGTACTGCCGACTGACTCCGATGAAGAGGCGGTAGGCAAGCTCAATGCCGACGCGGCCCAGAGTGCAGGGTTTGCCGAGGAGTTCAGCGGCCCCGCCTACGCGACCGTAGCTGAAGGTGAAGCTGCAACCGCTACCGGTCACTTCTTCCGCGTCCCCATCGCGGGCACCAACCCCGTCGAATACAAGCGATATGAGCGGACGGCGGGTGGCTCGGTTGTGGCGGCGTCTTTGGCAACTACCGCGGCCCTTGGCGCGCCAAATGGCGCTGCATTGATCGGCCTTCCTCAAGGGGGGACGGTTGCCGGCGCGATAGGATGGGTCACGCCCCAGATGTTTTTGCCCGCTGGTGTCGTCACGACCGACGACTGGTGGCCGCTAGTTAAGGCCGCGTTCGCTTTTGCAAACGCGCTAAAGCGCACCGGCGCCACGGCAAACATCTTTCACCCTGGCTGCGCGGTGGTCATTCCAGGTGGGCGCTATCTACTCGCGAGCATAGACGGTGAGCTTGCTATCGAGTGTGATGTGATCGACCAAGGCGGTTCGTTCGTCGTCCCGTCTGACTATGTCGGAACCGTGTTCCGGGTGGGCAGTGCAACTCCGGGGCAAATTGTGGCTGAGGCCAAGATATCCCTTCCTGAGCTAACGCGCGTCACCGGCGTGATCCCGAGCGGCAGTATCGGCCTCAAATTGATGAACCTCTATAGCTCGACCGTGATGATGCGGCGGATCGAGTATTTCGACAAACCCTTTGCGGCTCGCCCTACCGGGTTTGGTTGCGCCTACAACACGATCCACCTTGGCCAATCGTCATCGGGTAACGTCATGTTCGACGCAGAGCCCCAGGATGGTGGTTGGTTCAACGCCAACACCATCATCGGCTCCAACTGGTATCTGTCGGGTAACCGAATTCCAGGCAAGCGCTTCGTCCGGCTTGACGGCTCAGACGGGCATGAAGTGTATGGCAATCTCTTCATCGGTTTGGCGATGGAGGGGGGCGGCGCGGAGTTCGCCATCGAGGGACGGAACGCAATCAATAATGTGTTCTTGCGGCCTTATATGGAAACGGGGCAGGCTGGGATTGCTGTCACGGTTGCCGGCCCGACGCTGACACATGCCGCGCACGATCTGTCGGTCGGCGAAATGGTGACTTTCCTGGCTACATCTCTTCCGGGGGGCATGGTGGACACCCAGCCTTTCTTCGTGGTCGCAACCCCGACTGCCGATACCTTTCAGGTTTCGCTCGATCGCGACGGGGATCCAATCACCTTCACGAGCAGCGGCATGGGCGTCATTTATTTCCAGGCGATGCGCTGTCGGTGGGATGGTGAGGACGGCATGGTCACCACCGGCAATGCGCTTCTCCACCGCGCCGCACCGCTCATTTCGCCCATCGATCATATCCAGACCGGGCAAGCGCTCAAAAACGGCGAGGAAAGCGTCAACCTGCGCTTTTCCGAGAACTATTCGCCGAGCGATATCCCGGCGTTTCGCGCCCGCAATACCTTCGCCAGTGATACAATCTCGCGCGTCATGTTCGCGGCCTATCCGCCGAACATCGATCCGCAGGCGAACCCTACGTTGTGGAAGGCAGGCCTCTCGGATCGGGGGCTTCTGTTCAAGAACAACGACGGCACCATTGCGGGGCGGCTGTGGTTCGACGGCGGCTTCATCTTCTACGAACCTGCCAATGCGGGGATTACCCGCACCATTGCGCCGAGCACTCGCACGCTTGGCGGGCCGCTGGCACTTGGGGCCGCCAACGTCCCGGCCAATGGCGAGCTTGCCGTCACGGTCACCATGGCTGGCATCCAGGTGGGCGATCATCCGGTGCTTGGGTGGGTTGATGATCTGCCAACCGGAATCAGCGTGCAGTGGGTCCGCGTATCGGCGGCGAACACACTCAAGATCAGCTTCCGAAATCACACCGGCGCAGGCATTGACCTGACCGGAGCGGATTTCAGCGCCCTCGCAACGGTTCAATACAACTGATGGGGTGCGAACAATGACGCGCGCGGGCGTGTTGCCAGGACAATCCTTCTCCGATGCCACGCGCAACGGAAAGATTTTCATCGCGACAAGTACGGCAATTTCACCGCCCCCATCGGCGCGCTGCGCGTGAGTGGCACCAGCAACTGGACCGTCCAGGGCGGGCGACTAACGCCGGGTGAACTGGTCCAGAATTTGAACACAACGCCCGGCGAGCCGGGTTTGTGGCTGTCTACGCGCTATTCCAAAGATGTCGGCAACACATACAGCCTTTGCTCCACCACTGCGGGTAGCCCAGTCATCACGAACGCAGTGGTGGGCACGTTCTTCCTCTGTGAAGTAGGCGACTATGTGACCGTTTCTGCCGGATTTGGCGATGCGGTGACGCAGCGCCGCGTGATTGACAGAACTCCCGATCTCACTTCGATCACACTGGACAGCAACGCAACTTCGACGGTGACGGGCACAGTTACGGTCTCGACCGAAGCCCACAAGCTGATCCCGCTCGGCCAGCAAGGCCACCGGGAAATCGGCCTCGATCCGGTTGGAGCCATCCTGCCTAATTTCGTCGGTGAAGAGCTGCTCCGAACAGACACTGCCAATTGGTACAAATCAACGGGCATGACTGTAGCAAATTGGAAGTTGCTGACATGAGTTGGCCGAGCTTCTGCTTCGAAGTGGAGTGCGGGTGATGGATTCCCCACGGCGAAAGGTCGCCCATGATCGACGATAACCCTTTGATGCGCTGGCTCTGGCCGCTCCTGGCGAGCCTAGCCGGTGCCGTTACCGCGCTCTCGTTTCGGCCCTACAAGAAGATGTCCCCCATCGACATCTTCATGGCGCTGTTCGTGGGCACGACGTTCTCCTGGTTCGTGTCGCCCGTCGTCGCCCACGCAACCCTTGGATACACCCCAGACGGCATCCGGGGCATCGGTGCAATATTCTACGTCATGGCGACGGGGAGCAACGTGCTGATCCCCTTTGCGGTCCAGCGGCTCAAGAAGATCTTCGGTGCTGGCCTGCCGGAGAACGAGCTATGACAGACGTTCTGATCTTCGACGCGCTGAACGTGATGGCCTCGCTCATCGTGTTCGGCATTATCGCCTTCAAACTGATGACGCGGGCCGAGCGGTTCACGCCCATCGAGCGCTTTGGCATGGCTCTCCTAGCCGCCGGGTGCGTCATGACCATTGGGCCTATCACCCACCGGCCGTCTCCCTACGATGATTGGGCCGCGATGCTGATGCGGATGGGCGCGGCAACGTACTTCGTCGGGCGCATCACCCGGCACCGCTACAACAACTGGCAGATGCGCCGGCAGGCAAGGAGGCGGATGTGACCGACCTGAAAGCGATCCAAGCCCACGTCGGCGTTCCCGCTGACGGCATCCTCGGGCCCGCCACGCTGGCGGCCATTGCGAAGGCGCTGGGCATCACGTCTACGGGAATTCCCGTGGACCCGTTCGCCCGCGCCCTGTCCCTCATCCTGCGCCACGAGGGGGGCTTCGTGAACCACCCCAAGGATCCGGGGGGCATGACGAACCTGGGCGTCACGCGCAAGACGCTGGAAGGATGGCGCGGCCGCGCTGTCACTGAGGCCGAGATGCGCGCCCTGACGCCCGCTGCCGTCGCCCCAATCTACCGCAAGAACTATTGGGATGCCGCCCGCTGTGACGATCTGCATCCGGCCTTGGCGCTGTGCGTGTTCGACTTCGCGGTGAACGCTGGTCCCGGTCGGGCAGTGAAGCTTCTGCAGAGCATCGCGCACGTACCTGTTGACGGCGCTATTGGCCCGCAGACCATCGCCGCAGCCAATAAGCTAGACCCCGCAGATGCCGCGCGACGCTACAGCGAGGCGCGGCGGGCCTACTATCGATCGCTCTCCACCTTCCCAACGTTCGGCAAGGGCTGGCTCCGCAGGGTGGATGAGACGGAAGCTGAAGCGGGGAGGTTGCTGTGAACGAAACTCTCTCCCCTTTGGATCGCGTCCGCAACTGGCTGGCGATCTTCCTCGTTGGCTCCTTCGTCGGTGCCCTGGTCGTGTTCGTGTTCATCGGCATCCCGGAGACGAACAAGGACATCGTGACGTACATGGTGGGCCAGCTATCGGGCATGACCACGATGGCGCTCGGCCTCTATTTCACGAACAAGCTGGGGCAGGAGACGCTGGACGCCAAGCGGAGCGAAACGACCGGCAAGCTCGCTGACGCCGTTGTATCGGCAGCGGGTGACGGCAAGGCTCTGCGCGAGGGTGACACCGTGACGCTGGATAAGCAGCCATGACCTACCCCCGCCCATCACCCGACCGCTCCCACGATGAGCATCAGAACGATATGGCCGCATGGATGAGGACGACCGTCGATGCGATGAATCGTGCTCATGATCCCCTGCATCGCGCCCTGGCCGGGTTTCTTGGCGTTGAGAGCCACGCCCTGCGCATGGCCGCCGGGGAAGAGCTTACGGAGCGCGAGGCTCACCTTGCCGGGATCGAGGAAGAGGCAGTCCTCTTCTGCCAGCGCTGGCTCCATCAGGCAGGAGGGACGGTGCCATGATCTTCGCCTTCCTCCTGCGCCTCGGCATCCCCGAACGCCTCCACCGCGCCCTGACCTATGCAGCCATCGCGCTCGTCTGCCTCGCCCTCGCCTGGTGGTGGTTCCGCGAGCACGACGCCAAGGTGATCGAGCGGCACCGGGACGAGATCCAGCGCAAGGCTGCGCCGGCCAGCGAGCGCGCTGCCGAGGACCGGGCACAGGACGCGATTAACAACATCGTGGCTGAGAGGTCGCGAGAGGCTGAGATCGCCAAGGCCGAGGCGGCAGAGCAGGCCAAGGCACCGGAAGCTCGGGCGACCATCACGCCGCAGAACCGGGCGCTCAACTGCGAGCGGTTGAGGCGGGCCGGGATGACGGGTGAGAAGGCTTACAGGGAGATGTGCCGGTGATGCTGCAGCGGACAACAGGGAATCTTCGTCGTCGGTGGCGCCAACGGCTGTCTCGCTGCAGCAGCCTTGAGGCTCGCACGGCATTGGCAGGCTGTCTATGCCTCTTAATAGTCGCTTGCACCGATCTGCCTCGAATTGGCACACCGCCCATCGCCGACATACAGGCCGCCACCGAAGCCAAGCCGAAGCCGACCGCAGCCATCCTCACGGGCCCCGCTGCGGACGCGCTCTACAATTCAGCCGTGGAGGGCTGGGGCGATAGGGTACGCGCTGCCGGCGTCAGGCTGTGCCGGTTCTATCGGGATGTTGGGGTTAAGGTGGAGTGTGGGGGATAGCGCTGGAAAAGAGACCCGGCGCTCGTGGCTGGGGGGTAAGGTAACTGGAGCGCCGGGTCATAGAGGGAGCCTCTAGCCTAAGGTACGCTCTCAACACGCCCCCGAG